GCCATGGCGATCTGGGCGATGGTGATCGTGACTGTTCTTCTAGCGCTACTGGTTTGCTGGCGNTGTGAAGCGCAGGAGTTAACTCGGACCAGAGAGATCACTACACCCCTCGATCCCGTCCCCTCGCAGTATTGCGACGTCTATATCCGCGCCCCGCTGCGGGCCAAGGGCGCCACCACCTTGACCGATGGTCGGGTTATCACCGAAACGCGGCCCGACTGGCCTGATTGGGATGTAGCTAAAGGCATTCTCCCAGTTGAGGCATCTGAAGCCCAAGATTTGGGTGAACTTCTAGATAAAAGTGGAGACCATTTATGGCTTGTAAGATTACATACTTGTCGTGGAGGCTCTTGGCTGGTTTCCTTACGGAGATTGGTGACAAGAAAGCATCCAAATGCTGACTTGATTTATGAAGTAGAAGTGGAGAGCGAAGATTGTCAGATGGGGGCAAAAAAGTGTTTCAAACTGCTAAAAGATCTCACAGTTGTGGATAAAGAGTCTGGTATTTATCATTTGAAAGGCAACTACTCAGGCTCAAATTAAGATTATTTGATAGGAAAGTATGACAACAGATTCTGGGGAAAGTTTATCTATACTTGAAAGAGATATAGCTGAGGTTAAGGCAGACATACAAGAAATCAAAGGGGATCTGGCAGCCTCCCGTCAAAGCCTACGATTGGATCTTACTGAACTCAGGCAGGACATAAAAACCCTCCTTTCCCAGACAGCACATCAAAATGGCAAAATCCAAGACTTTACTGATTGGAAAAAGAAGGCAGATGACCGTTTAGTTTGTGTTGAAGCAACAAACAACTTTACAAAGGGGCAGATTCTTATTGCTGGATCCGTTGCAACAGTTGTTGCTGGGGCCTTGGCAGCAATCTTTATCAAACTGGTCACAGGATATTAATATAAGGATGAAATGATCCAAAAAATTCCATTCTGGCAAGATGGTCAATTCTGGCTCACATTTATTATGGTTGTTTGTGTGACTTTATTTGTTCTTTTTGATAAACTGTCACTAACTCCTGAGTTGCTAGTGGGTGTTCTGGGGGGGCTTACTGGTGGTGGCATGTTTTCTAATGTGATGAGAAAAAATGATAAAAAGCCCTAGAAAAAATACAGATAACTACCAACCTAAATGGCTGGATTATGGAGTTTGTGGTGGTTGTGGGCAACAAATTCATGTAAAAGCTCCTACAAAGATTGTTAGGTGCCCAGTATGCAACAAAGACCTGAAACTAGCGATAGCGGAAGAGCAACTATCTCCCCAGGTGACAAATTATCAATCTGTCGAAGATGCAGCTGGTATAAACCTGGGATAGTGGATAGATGCAGGATCTGTGGCTGTGTTTTACGGCTGAAAACTAGCCTTTTTTTTACAAAGTGTCCCATTCTAAAGTGGTAACTAGATAATTATAGCTAGGATTTTGTGGGTATCAAAGATTTCTTCAAAAGTAGATTTGGCAAATCTAAAGAGGAACCAGTTATAAATACTACTGACACGGTAGTATTAGATGATGGTATGTCTGGCCCACAACTCAGGGCGTCTGGGCTTGCTGGGGGAAGCACTATAATCCTTGCAAAAGAGATGCAGGATTACCTCAGAGGGGCTTCCCAGCGTATTCGTAAATATAGTGATTATCATGAAATGGAATTCCGGTTATCAATGGTATCTGTTGCCCTTGATATGTATGCAGACTATACAGTAAATGGGGGGGAAGCAGAAGCTCATGATACGTACAGGGTGCAAATACCAAAATACCAAGAGGTCTTAGATTTAGGCTTCAAAAGAACCAAATTCAAGGATGCCTCTTGGAGCACAGTAAGATCTCTCTGTCAATTTGGTGATCAATTTGGTGAACTGGTTGATGATACAATTGGCCTTTGTAGGATAAAGGCTGCTCCCTGTGATCAAATGTACCGGCAAGAAGACCAATATGGCCGTCTGCATCGGTTTGTCCAAAATGTTCCCACCAGTGGGGAAGTTCTAATTGACCCCTGGCAAATGGTCCACTGGCGATTGCTAGTCGATCCCACAGAAATGTATGGCCGGTCTGTACTTTATGGGGCTTTGAGGGCTGCAAGGGAATTAGGCCTTGTGGAAGATAGTGCCACTCTAGCAAGGCTGACTAAGGGAGTTCAAAGATTTAAATGGGAAGTTGACATTGGTAGGGAGACTGACCCAGATCGGCAGAAAGAGATTCTAACTAGGGCCAAATTAGAAAATCGTCATGATATTTACATGAATTCTGATGGTTCTATGGGTGGGACTACTAATCTCCTCAGGGCTACTGAAGACTTGTTTGTTCCTAAAACTTCAGACGGTGTAGCAGATGTAACGGTTGTTCCTGGTGATAAGGGTGTTGGGAATGTTAATGATTTGGAACACAAGAGGGATGCAGTCTTTATGGCGCTTCGGTTCCCAAAAAGCTGGTATGGGCTACATGGTGGCTCACTAACGAGGGCTGATGTGGATCAATCAGCTGTGAATGCTTTCAGGGCTGTCCGAAGGATTAGAAATGCATTTTCTGAAGGGCTCAGGCAATTAGTAAAGCATTCTTTGGTTGTTGGCATCCCTAAAATCTCTTTAGAGGAAACAGAGGATATAGCTGATCAGGCTAAAATCCTGTATCCCCATATTACACACTCTGATTTGATGTTGAGAGCCCAGATTGACAAACTTCTTCTAGAATTAGCCAGTATGTATGAAGATACTTTCTTACTTAGTAGAGAGGACATACTTGTAAAGGTGCTGAGATATGACCCAGGGGAAGTGGCAGAGACACTGGAAAGAGCAGATGAAGATGCTAAAAAGCGGGCAGAGTTGGCTGCCACTGCCCAGCAGGGAGGAGGTCCAATGGGGAATCCCGTGGGGTTTCCCGGAAAAGCTGCAAAGGACAGCAAGAAGGAAGATGTTGCTAAGACTGTCCGACAAGCAATAGATGAATCTCCTAGACTACAAGGGCTGGTCAAGAATGTAAAAGAGCTGACTGATATAACTCTAAATTTATAACGGGTGTAATGGCTAAGCCTGATTTCAAAACCACTATAAAGCCTCAAGTGCAGAAGCAACTTGATGAATTGGTCTCTCAGTTCAAAACTTCTGTTGAGAATTTGGTCATAAATAAGAAGTCTGGGTTAGGCTTTTTTGCTAGATTTGTCTATCAGCTATCTAAGGGGGCGATAAAAGCTTATAATTTGGGGTTATCTGCTACTACTGGGAAGAAGTCCTACAAAGGTGCTATCCTGACAGCAATCAATACCATAAAATCACAACTACCATTTGCAAAAAAGTTTTCTCAGGCAATCAAGGACGGAAAACAGTCTCAGGATACCCTTATCCGAAGGGCTGGGATGTATGCTTCTCAAATAAAGGCTGCATTCCAGAAAGGCATTTTGGCTGGTACTCCGGCAACCACTAAAATTTGGTGGGTTCTTCATCCTGCAGAGCATTGCAAAGATTGTATACAACTAGCTGCTAACAGTCCCTACACTCCCCAGTCTCTGCCAACAGTACCGGGGGCGGGAAATACTATATGTTTGTCTAACTGTAAATGCACATTATCTATAAGAAAAACATAGTTTTTTTGACCTATTTAGGCCTGTTAGGTATATTGTACTTGTCTAGGATTGCAGCACTGAAAGCAAATTATAATGAAGGCTGGCGTGCCAAAATGGCCTAAAATTAGAAAACAGAATGAGGATGATGTAGTAGATTATCCTCATGATAAAGCATGGCCTGGACGATATGATGAAAAGGGTCCCGCTAAATCTAATTTTCCTGCTGGAATATATATTCCTGTAGGAGGTAAGACTTGGCAGATAAAAAATAAAAAATTAGGTAAGCGTGAAAAATAATTGGATTCTTGAAAATATCCAAGGGCAGTTCCAGATAGTAGAGGCTGAGAAAGAGAAGCTTCCTTCTGGAGTCCTAGCAATTATTAGAATGGACAAAGCTCAGGAGGGGGATGTCCAAAATAAGAATGGTCGAGTTTATGAATGGTCTATCCTAGAGAGGGAGGGTGGTAGATTTCAAGAAATGATCAAGGCTGGTAAGGCTGCAATGGAGTTTGGGCACCCCGGATGGGGCTCATCTGATATTGAAAAGCCATGTGCTAGGGTTGTCGAGCTTGGAATTGATTCTGAAAATAAAGTTTTAGGTCCTCTTGTTGCCCATGTTTTGGATACTTATTATGGCCGTGAAGCACTAGGCTGTATTCATGGTGGCCTGATTGTTGGGACATCTTCCAGGGGGGCAGGGACACTTACCAAACGGGAATTTACCCTCAAAGACGGCACAAAAATTATCACTGACGTAATGAATTCCGACTACAAACTTGTTGGATTCGACATTGTTTTGAATAATTCTGTTCGGGGAGCCGATCTCAGTTCGGTTCGAGAACAGACAGAGGAGACAATTATGACTCTCGAAGAACTGAAGACTAAGCATCCTGAACTCTTTGAGTCCGTAAAGAAGCTTGCCTACGATGAAGGCTATGAGGCTGCTACTGCTGAGGCAGAAAAGATTGTAGAGGCTCAGATGCCGGAATGGTTGGAGCAGGCCAAGGTAGCTGTTGCTGAAAGCGATGAATTTGTTTCTTATGAGCAATATGAAAACCTCATCTATGCTCTTGAAGAGGCTGGCTATGCCGCTATTGATGCTGAGGGCAATGTAACTGTTGCCGAAGCTAAGAAAAAGGGCAAGAAGTGCAAGAAGGACATGGAAGAGCCTGAGGATGATGAAGAGGAGCCTGAAGATGAAGAGGAGCCTGAAGATGAAAGTTTTCAATACAAGGAATTGAAGGCTCAGCTTGAGAATGATCGGAGGGCTCGTAGGGCTCTTGAAAAATCTCTCTTGGAGGAAAAGGCTGCTCGCCAGACTAGCGAGGCAGTTTCTTACCTAGAGAAGGANCTTCCAAAGACCAGTTTCCCAGACCTTATCCGTTCTTGGATCGATGAAGAGGGTGGTGTGAAGACTGTGGATGAGGCTACCATTCTTATCAAGAAGCTGGATGCTAGGGCTAGGATGTTGGCTAAGACTGTTGCTGAAAAGANTGGACTTCCTGCTGGTACAGTCATTGTAANTGAACATTATATCCAGGGGGCAGGTTCCNCAGATCCAGCCCTTGATGCATCTGAACAGAGGCTTCTAACCTTGGCTGGTGTGAGGAAGTAACTTTTACAAAGTAATAATCCCTGACTGGGGTGCCCAGTCTGACTTTGGTTAGCGGATCCTGATTTTATAAGTAATTCGCTATCACATAAATATTGGAGAAAATATGAATTACGCAACCCAATATAGCTTCATGTCCGAGAATGAAGATCGGAAGAGGAGATGGGCATGCCTGACTAAGGGTATTGAGGAAGACCTCAAGCATGAGATGAAGGACCCCCATCTAGCTCGTATTGCTTTAGAGATGTTGTATGAATCCTATGTTGATCAGGTCCTTCCTAGCCTCATCAATGTTTCTAAGGCCCGTCTAGCTACAATGTCCCCTGCCCAAATTCAGGAAGCCATTGATAGCACAGCCGTAGCCTCTTTTGATAAATACTCATTAGGTATTTATCGTAGGACCCTTCCTAAGCTGTTTGCCAAGTCTCTTATCTCAATCCAGCCCATTCCCGTTCCTGACGCCAGGGTATTCTTCCTTGATTTCAGTTATGGAACTACTATTGCTGGTGGTGCTACTGCAGCTGATCGTCTAGATGATATGGCACAGCATGATGCATACTATGCTGGTGGCCGCAAGATCCTAGAAGCTGTTGGTGCTGGCACAGGCGCGGCACAGAATTTTGATTTGGACAGGGCTGGCGCTCAGAACCTTCTAGTTTACCTAGATGGTACTGCCACTACTGCTTATGTTCTGGCTGCTGGTGCTGGTGCTGGTGGTGTTGATCAGGTCCAGTTTGTTGCTCCTCCAGGACTTGGTGTAGTGATCACAGCTACTTATGACAATATTGCTGAGGGAGCACAGGCCAAAGATATTGACTTCAGCATGTCATCCACCCTTGCTTCCTCTGAAAAGTTTGCTCTTAGAGCAGCTATGACTGTTGAAACTGAGCAGGACTTCAAGGCTTATCACGGCCTTTCCGCTGAAGCCGAACTGACTGCATCTATGGCGGACGAGATGGAACGAGAGCTCGACACTCTCATCCTCTTGGATATTTTCAACAGGGCTTCTGCTGGTAACGTGAACTGGAACAGTGCTGGGTTCCTTCCTGGGGACACCACAACTACTTACAGGGAAGATTACAAGCGCACTCTCTATCAGGCTATTGTTTCTGCCTGTAACCTCATCTATGCTTCCCAGAATGTAGATCCAACTTGGATGGTGTGTGGTACTTCTTTTGCTCAACGACTGGAGCAGCTGGAAAAGTTTGGTTTCTTCAAGCCCTCTGGATCTCCTGACGGGTTTGATGTACAGCACAGGGTTGAGATTGGTACTCTCCAGGGCCGTCTAAAGTGTTACAAGTGTTCCAGGGTGCCTGCTGATCAGGCTCTGATTGGGTATAAGGGTGAATCCCCATTTCATACTGGTTATATTTGGGCCCCATTTATTCTTATGTATATGACCAAGCTACTGGACGATCCTAACATCACCTTCAATCAGAGGAAGGGTATTATGTCTCGTGGCGCTCGTGTTTTGGTAAAGCCACAGATGTATTCAACTGTTACCGTGCTATAAGTTTTGATGCCCCCTCTTGGGGGTATCATTTTTGACTTTGGAGTTTTGATGGCTGAGATAAAATTTATTGTGAATGTCTCCGGAAAAAGGCAAATTTTGTCTAATCCTCCTTGTGATGATATTCCTTGTGAAGCTGGTGATGTTCTTTATCTGCCTGATGCCCCTTGGCTTGTAGCTATATTCAACAAGTATAAGGGTAACGGCAGGTTCATGTTTGTGGAGTTCAAGGGTCCTTTCAAGCTAGGCCAGCATGTAATTTGTATGGGTCCTAGAGGGATGCGGGGTTATCGGGCTGGTGTTCCTGGTTGTGAAATTCCTGAGGCTGTCCTTGCATCTACTCAGGTTTTTCCAGTTGAAAGAAAGGCCAAGTAACTAAGTGGTTTATTATGGTATCTGATGGCTCTCGATACAGCAATATTTGCCGTAGATGTCCGAGATCGGGCAGGCACTGGGGATGATGAATTCACTTCTTCCCAGATGACCAAGCTTGTCGAGGAAGCTCTCAGGGAATACTCTAGGTACCGTCGTAAAACCCAAAACATAACTGTCTCTGTCTTGGCAGGTGTTGATAGATATGCCTGTTCAGTTCCTGCCTTAGGGGTTATAGCCCATTCTTATCACCACGGTTCTTATTCTGGTGTTCCAGTTATAACAGGCTGGGAAACCCTTGCTAGTAGCACAACCCATCCTACCGCTATTGGGGACTTGAAAGAGGCCTCTCTAGCAATGGACCTTTTGCTTGACCAGTATGAAAGTGGGCTCCTTAGAGAAGCTACTAATCCTGTTACTTTGGTATCCTTAGAGGGGGGCCAACTTGTCTTTGCCCCCCCTCCCACTTCGAGTGAAACAGTATATGTCAGGCTGAAAGTGCCTTTTACAACATCTGATTTCCCAAATGACTTGGATGCATATGATGCCATAGTTGCTGTTGGAGCTTGGCTAGCATTGAAAAGGATTTATGCCAAAAGAATTATATTCAGTGGTCTAAGTGTTGGCCCAAAGAATGTCAAACTAGGAAGCCCTGAAGATTTGAGAAAATTGGCACAAGATTGTCGAGATGATTTCCTTAGACTAGTTGGCTATTTCTCTGTTGGAAGACACTAATGGATTATAAGTTTGTATATGTGCATGCTTGGAATGAGCTGAAAATCCTTTCCAAGTGGGCATGGAAAGGTGCTAGTCAAACCGTTTCCTGGTATGAATTTGATTCTGCTGCCACACTAGCAGCAAAGGATGCCGTATATGACGATATAAGTGAACCTAGATTCAAGACGGCCAAGTTGATTGATGCTTTTTTTGAGGATAATCCCAGTGAGGAAACTAGAACTGCCTGGGGTATCAATGAAAATGTAAATGCCATTCTTTGGCTATCCAAGTTTCTTTTGGATGATAATAGCTATATTGTTACAAATAGAGATGAATTTTCAGTAAACGGGACAAGATATCAGGTAGTTAGCCTGGATCTACCTCTGGATATGGCTGAGAAAGAAGCTGTGGCTGTGGTGGGGCTCAGTCCAATTAGGTAAATATGCCTGGATTCAAGACAAAAAAAGGTAAATCCTCTGGAAAATCTGACCTCCCTCCAGGAGGGCATTGGGCTTTTATAAATGGTACTAATGTCTACATCAAAGACGGGCAGGCTCTGACTGGTGGCAAAGCCAAAGGGGATAAGGTCAAGGGTAAAGAGCCCAGAGGGGCTGACACGGTTGGAACCAGTGAAAGGCCGATCAAGAAGAGTGGTGTTGCCGGGGAAAAGCCTAGAAGCCCAAAACAAAAGGCTCAGGATAAAAAGGATGCCCTTGCCAATCTTGAAAAGGGCAGGAAGCCCAGCAAAAAGGCCCCTTCGGATGCCTCCCCAGGGAAGAAGAAAGACACATTTGCTTCCCTCAATGCTAAACGTGTAGCTAAAGTCAAGGCCGCTAAAGATAAAAAGAAAGAGCCAGAACAAAAGGAACCAGAAAAGAAAGAGCCTGAGACCAAACCTGAGCCTAAGAAGAAAGTGGTTGCCAAGAAGGCAGCTGGGAAGGGCCTCAGGGCGCATTCTAAGATGGCAGACAAGCCAAAAGACCAGGGGAAACCACCCCCCAGGGTTAAGAAGCCTATTAAGGTGGCTAAAAAAGAACCGGAGAAAAAAGAACCTGAAAAGGCTAAGGATCCCCAAAAGGAGCCCAAGAAGTCAACTGCTTTAGTCCCTGTCAAGAAAGAAAAATCTGGGGCTAGGGATAATGGGCCTAAAGATTCAAAAGAAAAGACGGGTGCCAAAGACACTAGCCCATCAGACAAGCAAAAAGCTCGTTCTGATAGAGCTAAGGCTAGGCGAGACGCTGAGGATAAAGTAAAGGCTGATCGCCAGAGGGAGCGTCAGTCCAAGAAAGATCAAAAAGATAAGGAAAAGGCTCAGATAAGTGCACAGAGGAAAGCTGAAATCCTCAAAAAGGTGAAAGATAAACTACAGCAAGCACATGCTGATAAGGCTAGAGGACTTGCCCGTGTCCAGATGAGGAAGGACAAGGAAAGTAAAGAAAAGCAAGCTCAACAACAAAGACAGCAAGCCAGGCAACAGAGGCAACAACAGGCACAGCAAGCCAAGCAACAAAAAATTTCTCAAGGGAAAGCCAAGAAGCAAGCATCCCAGCAAAAGCAAGTTACTGGTCCTAGCGGCTTATTTGCAGGGAAAAGAACACAGGCTATCCAAAATATAAAGGCTGCCTGGAAGTCTGGTGGTTCACTGGGCGGAAGGATTCGTGGTCTTTTAGCTGCTAGAAGACAGTATAAACAGCAAAAAGCAGCTGACAAGGCTGCTAGACAAGCTGCCAAACTAGTCAAAAACAAGGCAAAGCAGGATAAAATCCAGCATAAGATAAATATTAGAGGTGCTAAGGATACAAAACAGCAGGCTAAAATCTTCAAGATACAGAAGAAGGCTGACAAACTTGCAGCTAAGCAGCAATATAAAGATGTTATGAAGCAATACAAGCAGCTGAAGAAGACTAACCCTGCTCAGGCTAAAATCCTCAAGTTGCAGGCCAAAGCTGGGTTGAAGCAAGCTAAGCTGCATTACAGGATCAGCAAAACTGACATAAAGCAGGCTAAGGCTGACATTCGAGGTGTAAAAACTGGGGCAGCTAAGACAAGCTTGAATACACTTTCTGGATTTTCAAAGAGAGGGGATAAGGGACCATCTATAAAATTCCCTCCCCAGGTGATGAAAAACAGGATTCAGAAGGCTGATAAGGGAGTTAAGCCAGAGAAAGCACCAAAACGATCAGCTCTACCAAAAATTCAAGCTAAGCAGGCTAAAAAAGCCGAATTTGCTAGAATTGCAGATATAGGGCGTAGGGCTAAAATTCAATATAAACAGATGAAGAAAGAAGATCCCAGGGCTGCCAAAGATTTTATGCAGAGGTTCAAAATTGCCCAGAAGCTTGCTACTGATCGTGCAAAGGGCAAGTCAAAAGATAATGCAGCAACCTATGCCGCAAAAATACGTACCACTGCAATCTCAACAGCCAATATTCCACTTGATTAGGGAATAGTGCAAATCAACATCAAAAAAGCACCAGGCTGGGATAACTTCACTAAGTTTCTGAACTCGGTAAAGGCCAGCCTGCCCAAAGCTGCCTCTAGATTGATGGAAGCTTGCGCTGATCATGCAGCCAGTCAAGTTAAGGAATCCATCATCAAGCAGACCGGCAATTGGCAACCTCTTTCCCCTAGGTATCTAGGCTGGAAGATAAAATATGGGCTCAATCCTGCTGTTTTGATGTCAACTACTTTTTATGCAAGTAGTATTGCAGCACAGCAAGTAGATAAATGGCGTTGGCTGGCTGGCGTTCCCAACATCCCACACCCTCCAATTCTTGGGGAACCTGTCCCAAATCTCCCAGAATTGTTTCAATTGCATGAATTTGGTTATGCTCATATCCCTGCCAGGCCCCACTTTCGGCCTGTTTGGTGGGATTTAGCATCTTGGATTCCGCGTTGGGTAGCCGGATACGGATTTGTTCCTAGGAAACTGTGATAGTTGAAATTGATTCATACCTAAAAACCTATTTTTCTACAGCAGGGCTCACAGTTTCTACCAGGATAGATGGTACTACCTCTAATGATCCTGTCCAGGTTGTTTGGTTTGATCCCGAAGAGCACATCAAAAGGATGGAAGATCGGCGTCATTGTTTCCTATCAATCCAGGATATGCCTTTCAGGGAAGACCCTGACAGACGCTGGCTAGATCCTACAGCTAAAATCTGGCGATACAAGACTGGCTCAGCGAACAAAATTGCTCAATATGATTTATACCCTCAAGCTATTATAGCTGATTATCAAATATCCGTTCATGTAGCTAAGAGCATGCAGCTAAGAAGGCTATACGGAAGTTTGGCATATGCTGCACCCCCCTTTTGGCCTAAAATTTTGAATATTTTAGCTTACGGTGGTACAGTTGGCTTGGATGTTCCTATCGATATATTCCGTGAGGACTTCCGGCAAGATAACGAAACGATCCAAAGTAAGGACAAGCTTATTCGTAGCGTAAAATTGTCATTTGATTTACATATTTATGCCTGGATATTCCACAGGTCTCCTGCGGAGAGAACTACTTTCTGGAATAGGGCAGAAGTTACTTTCAGAGAAACGGAACGGAATACAGAAGAGGCTTTCTATATTGTTCCTTCCTAGTACTTTAGGAGAAAGATATGGCAACATATTCAGGGGTTTCCTGGGAAGAACTTGATGCTAGTATCCTAATGCCCCCAACTACTGGAGGCGTAGTTGCTGCCACACTACGTACTCTGAAGGGTATTATTGGTACTGCTGTAAAAGTTCGTTCTTGGACTGAATTTGAGGGTGTGTGCGGGGGATTGACTGAAAGTTTTTATGACCCTCTTTGGGCTAAGGCGGTCCTAGATAGAGGGTGCCATCTTTGGATTAGCAGAGTTGTACATGCTACCGATCCAACCAATATTGCAACTATTACAGCCACCAAAGCTACCATTGCTGTACCAGATAGGGATACAGCCTCCCCAGCTGAACTAACTTCTAGTGTGGGACCTTTCAACCTGGCACATAATGATGATTTGGTAATGGATATTGATGGTGTCCCTGAATTGGCAATTACTATTTCTGCCGTCCGGGCTTCTGTTGAATCCACAGCTTTAGGCAACTTTACTGGTGGTAAGATCCTCAATCTTAAAATAGATCAAGGAGCCACACAGTATATTACCTTCATCAATGGGGACTTCGTTGATCCAGCTAACCCAACTGCGGCTGAAGTTGCCCTTGTTATCAACACTCAAGGTCTTGGACTGTCTGCTGTTGTTGTCAATCCTGGGCTAGTTACTCTCTATTCAGATACTTATGGGGATGGCTCCTATGTTCAGGTTACTGGTGGTACAGCTAACGCTCTTCTGATCTACACAACTGTTGCACAGCAAGGTTCTGGTAACGTTATAGATGTCTCAGCGGTAACAGCTGCTGAGATTGTTACGCTGTTGCAAGGTTTGGCACAAGAGGGCACTACTTGGTATGCAGAAGAAACTGTTACTGGTGCAATCCATGTTTATACAGTTGCTGAAGGTTCAGCTATTCATATTGGATGTGATGCTCCTTCTTTGATGGCCGCAAAAATTGGTTGGACGGCTGGCGCCGGTGGAGATGCTACTGGTACAGATGTATCTGGCAATACCAGTATCACTATCAATGCCTCTTCAGAGGGGACCTGGGCCGCTGGTATTATTGCTACAGTACAGAATAACTCTGTAGATGCTACTAGATTTGACATTATCATCGCCGTTCAATCTGGAGACGGATACAGCATTACCACTGAAGAGATTTTTGACGATCTTACTGTTGATAATAATGATGCAAGGTACGTCTGCACTGTTATCAACGAAAGCTCCAGGTGGATTGATGTCGTAGATAATGCATCTGTCTCTGTGGCCCCTCTCGATGAGCCTTTGGCGGGTTCTTATACTCTTGCTGGTGGCAATACTGGTCTAGTGGGCCTTGTAGGAGCTGACTATCTGGGGGATGCTGCATCTGGCCTAGGTGTTCACACTTTTGATGCTCTGACTTATGTAGGGGATGGTCTCCTAGATATAATGACCCCCTACATGACAACCAGAGCAACTGCTTATTCCATTACCCAGTTGGCAGCTGATAGACGGGACATTGTCTACCATCAAACTAACCCAGATATTGACAGTTCTTCTGATGCTATTGCTTGGAGAAATGCTACTGGGGCCTATGTAGCCAGTACAAAATACAATACCTCTTATTCTGCAATGGTAACTGGTTCTGGGAAAGTTAGGAATCCAAACAATGGTGGTTATGTTTGGATTGATGCCCTTGCTGGCCTTTGTGAGGTTTTGTCTTATACAGACACTGGAAAGGGTAAAGTATTCAAGGATATTGGTCCTTGGTTTGCCCCTTGCGGTGAGAAACGCGGGAAATGCGGAGCATACCTTGAAATCTATCCTAACTACGGCTCCCGAGGTCAGAGAACAGCCTTTGAAGCTCTAGAAGATGCTCATATCAATCGACTCCTTGACTATGGAAACGGTCCTATCATTTGGGACCAGAGGACACTTGTTGTCAATAGGTCTGTGTTTGAAGATTTGAACATCCGAAGGGGTATGATTGCTGTTGAGCAGCTCACTTTGGATGCCATCAGGGCTGTAAACTGGGAACCTCTTGATCTTGAGATGTTTCGTGAGGCATACAGGATTGTAAAGCCTATTTGGGAAAATTACAAGAGGAAGAGGGGATGTACTGATTTTGCTATCTATTGCGATCAAGATGCTAAAGACATGGAGGATCTTGTGGTCCAAGATGCACTTGATGATGGAAAGTTCAAAATGAATATATATTGTAAACCCACTCGTGCGGCCCGGACTCTGCAGGTCACTTTCGTTGGTACTAGCAGCGCTATGGACTTTAGCGAGATTGAACTCTAATTTGGAGGATGAATGCCTACTCAAGCAAAACCCCTGAACCTCCTATATACCTGGCAGTACCGAATTGAGGTTGACGGGCTGGAAGCCGCACTTGCTCGCAGTGTGCAGCGTCCTGAAATGACTGCAGAGTCTTATGACCATTTTGAGGGTGGTGCCAATATTGGTATTTCTTTGCCTACAGGCAGGCTAACTATTGGTGAACTTGTTATTGAGAAACTAAGACCTGGATATGATGCGGACTCCTGGGTTTGGGACTGGTTGATTACTGCTGTTGATTATCCTATTGAAGATGCCTTGAAGACTGTTTCCCTTCTTGAGCTGGACAAAGACGGCGGGGTTATCAACAGATGGGACTGGGAAGATTGTTGGTGTTGTAAGTCTTCTGAATCTAAAAAGGATGCCTCACAGAAGAATGAACCTGTGGTTGAGACGGTGACTTTGAAAGTTGGTAAGCCTGTCCGAGTGTAATTAAGGTAAAATGTGGCATCATCTAGTCAAACCTTGTCTGGTTATGGTTGAATATAACCCTTACCACGGTAATGATGGTAAATTTGCTGGCCGGGGGGCAATGTCTCAAGCTAGGACTTATAAACAAGCTGTCAACGCTGAAAAAGAATATAACAATACTCCCCCAGAAAAAAAGAGCAGTACTGGCCGTAAAATTCTGAGAACTATGCTAGGGGTTGCAGTAGGTGCTAGTATCATTGCTGGGGCTGCTTATCTAAGTGGACCCGCCCTGTTTTCTATAGTTACAGCTAAAATAGGTGGAATGACTTTTGCAGGTATAGGTGGGGCAACTGGCCCTCTTGCTGCTAGAGCCGCAGCAGGAGTATTAGCTACCGCAGCCTATCTTGGAATTACTCGCCGTCCCATAGAGAGTGAAGAGACAGCCACCACAAAAAAGACTAAGGGTGTCCCAATGAAAAACATACCTTTAGTTGTTACTAGCCTCAAAAATGCATTTGAAAAAGCTAAGACGGACAAAGAGCGGGACAAAATAATGAAATTGTCCATATCCCTCTGGAAAGAGATTGCTCAGCAACTCCCCAGCTAATTGAAATTATTTACATATCTTTATCTACATATTTTTATCTTTTACATACCCCTAATTTAGTCTCTCCCCTTCTTGTTTGATATAATCCAGTTATCAATAATAGAAGTAACACGTATCTAGGAGACTGATGCAATTTATCTCAGTGACAGGACGAAGGGTATGGCTAAATCCGATTGGTGGTAGACAGGAGAGGAAGCTACTTCAGGCAGTAAAAGATGAAAAGAAGTATATAGCCACAAACCAGCTTCTTAGGGAATGTTTTGTCAAGGCTGAACCAGAGATTACTGATTTTGACAAGCTGTCAGTAGGTGAAGAGACTGACCTTCTTTTCTGCCTTAGATTAATGTCTCTTGGACCTNCTTATGAGTTTAGGGCTACTTGTCCAGACGGCCACAGCAGGGATTATCAGATTGATATTAGAGAGCTACGGCGTTTTATCCAAGTATGTGGTGATCCATCTTGTTCCTGCCATAAATTGTATGCACAATATTCTAAGGATGAAGAGTTTGACAAGGAATGGATTAGGGATGGGATTCTAACAGCTGATTGGACAGCTATCTCCCCAGACCATTTGGAGATAAATCCTCCTAACTACAAATGGATACTTCCTATATCCCAATTCCCTGTTTCCATTCAGCTCCCTCAGGTGAAGCATAAAGGTAAATTGGGGGGCTGGACTGACCAACTTGATATTGGGGTGCTGTCCAAGTCTTTAGCCCTTATGACTGTTTCTTTGGGGCAGGAGACAATTGGGTCTAGGATAGAGGCTATGTATGATGACTTGCTTTCTATCGACAGGTACTGGCTAAGAGATAGGATTTCAGACGTTGAGCCTGGAATTGATTCAGAAATCAGTGTCAAGTGTATATCCTGTGGAATCCCATTTATGTCGAGGGCACCCCTCGGAAGCCCTTTTTTTATGCCCAAGCGGGCTCCATTTCCGAGTTGGTTTCCTGTGCTGCTCGGTTCAGCACGGGAGACTGGCATTACTCCTGGAGCGACTTCTTGGACTGGACTTATGAAGAGCGAAACTGCTTCATAGAAGACTACAAAAAATATGCTGCTGAGATGGATAAAATTAGAAACCAGAATAAAGGTTAGAAACAGGAATAGAGGATAAATGGCTGCAGGAGCTGCACCCTCTGGAGGGGGAGGGAAAAATAATTTTGG